GCATTTACAGCAGGTGGCTTTGCTACGTTGACAGGTACAGAAACCCTGACAAACAAGACCCTGACAACGCCAATAATCTCAAGTATTAGCAATACTGGCACATTGACGCTACCAACAAGCACAGACACATTAGTTGGCAGAGCAACAACTGATACTCTAACTAACAAAACCATTGAAGCTGGCACGTTTACCAACGGCTATACAGAGGAAGTGGCAACAGCCAATACCAGTACGGCTTACACGATTGACCTTGCTGGTGGCTCTGTGCAAATCTTGACGCTGACAGGTAATTGCACATACACATTTCCAACACCAGTAGCGGGTAAAAGTTTTATTTTGATTCAAAAGCAAGATGGCACAGGTGGTCGCACAGTCACATGGCCTGCGTCTGTTGACTGGCCCGGAGCAACCGCACCAACGTTGACAGCTACGGCATCTAAGGCTGATAAATTTGTTTTTACGGCTATTGATGGTTCTAACTGGCTCGGTAGCAATGCTGGTCAAAACTATACAGTTTGAGGTAAATAATGTTTTCATCAAATACAACAGGAGAAACTGAAGTGCCAAGAGCAGAATCAACTTACGATATTCCCGGAACCTACTCGTGGGTTTGCCCGGCGGGTGTGACTTCTGTCAGCGCGGTTTGCGTTGGCGGTGGGGGCGGTGGTGCGTACTCTGGCGGAGGCGCTGGCGGGGCTTTGGCTTACGCAAACAACATTTCGGTGACACCCGGCACGTCTTATACAGTTGTGGTTGGCGCTGGTGGTAAGGCAAACGGTAACGCTGATGGAGCAGCGGGTGTTACCTCTTACTTCAACAACACATCTACCGTCGCAGGGGGTGGAGGTGGCGGCGGACTTAATACCGGGCGTTCAACCGCTGGTGTTGTGGTCGCTGGAACTGGCGGCAGTGGAGGCCAAGGCGGGAACGGGAGTTCAGCGGCGGGCAGCGGCGGGGGTGGCGGTGCTGGTGGCTATTCAGGCGCAGGGGGCAGAGGTGGCGATCAGAATGCAAGCGGTACGTCTGGAGCAGGTGGAGGCGGTGGTGGCGGTGGTGGCGGCGATTCGCTTTCTGGGGGCGGCGGCGGTGTTGGCGTTCGTGGTCAAGGCGGCAGCGGTGCAGCAGGCACTTGGACATCAGGCTCTGGCGTAAGTACTGGAGGGGGTGCTGGATCGTCTGGTCAAGTTGGTTATAGTAATTCAGATTGGTTTACAACCACTTCCATTGGCCGTTCTGGTCGAGGTGGTATGTTTGGCGCTGGTGGCGGCGGAAGCACTGCATTGGGCGACCAACAACCCGGCACTGCTGGCGCAGTCCGTATCGTCTGGCCCGGCACAACTCGCACATTCCCATCCACTGACGTTGGCACACCATAAGGAGAAAACAACATGCTTGCAAAAATTGAAAATGGTGTGGTGACTCAGTGGCCTTTGGGTGAGCACTTTATTCAGACAGAACACCCAAACACTTCGTTTGCCTTCCCATTAAGTGACCAAACTATTGCGCAGTTCGGCTTTGCGCGGTTCACTTACTCCGACCCGGCAACTTACGACGCAGAATTCCAAGAAGCCAGAGAGATTACACCAGTGCTGAATGGTATTGTGGCAACTCAAGCGTGGAAAATTGTAGAAAAATTCAGTGCTGAAGAAAAAGCTGCTTATATTGTTAAGCGTGACGCAGACCTTCTTGATGCAAAAAAAGAATTTGTACGTTTAATAAGAAACGAAAAATTGAGGTCATCAGATTGGACACAAGTAGCTGATGCACCTGTTGACAAAGCAATATGGGCTACATATCGCCAAGCATTGCGTGATGTAACTGCACAGAGTGGATTCCCTTGGACTATTACATGGCCTGATGCACCATGACACAAGAAGTAACTCATGAGCACATCTATGATCGCCTACTGGCTGTAGAAGTTAAAGTAGATAACATAGAAAAAAATACAGAACACGTAATTAAAGCCTTTAACGCTGCTTCAGGTGCTTTCCTAGTACTTGAATGGATCGCTAAAGCTGTGAAACCTATTATTATTATAGGTGCTTTCTTCGGGGCTATTTGGTTAGCTATTGACAGTAAATTTAATGGAGTAAAATAACTATGGCATTGGTAACTCTTTTAAGTGGCGTAGCAGCCACAGGTGCTTCACAAGGAATTCGTACAGATGGTTTAGTACCAGCTCATGTACAGATTTCAGGTATTACTATTGGTACAGTGGCTGTTCAAGGCTCTGTAGATGGTTCAACATGGGCTACAGTAGCTACAGCTTTGACAGCTGATGGTATTGTAACGCTTACATCACCCCCACCATATATACGAGCTAACGTAACAGCTTTTACATCAGGTGCTATTACAGTTAAAATCTTTTATTAAAAGAAGTCTAAAAAGCTTGACATTACTTTAAAAGTATGTTAATATAGTATTATAGATATAAGGAATATTAATGGCTACGACTTATTTACAGTTGGTCAATAACGTATTGATACGATTAAGAGAGACTGAAGTATCGTCGGTTGGTGATACTCCTTATAGTTCTTTGATTGGTGTGTTTGTTAATGACGCTAAGAGAGAGATTGAGGATGCTTACGATTGGAATGTACTAACTACTACCATTGTTATTCCAACAGTAGCAGGTACTCGTAACTACACTCTGACAGGCTCAGGTCAAAGGTTCCGGACTCAGGATGTCTTAAATGACACTCAAGATTATCCAATGCAAGCTGTACCAACTAACTGGATGAATAGACAATATTATCTAGGTACAATACAAAATGCAGCTCCTTCATACTATAACTACTCAGGCATCACTAACGATGATACTAACGTAGACATCTGGCCTCAACCTGATACAGTGTATCAGTTAAGGTTTGAGTTAGTTATTCCTCAAGTTGACTTAGTAGCTAACTCTGACCTGTTGAAGGTTCCTCCTTACTTAGTACAGATGCTGGCATACGCTAAAGCTGTTGGTGAACGAGGTGAAGATGGTGGTTCAGCCTTTGGTGAAGTATATCAGCAGTATCGTTTAGCTTTGGCAGATGCTATTGCTATTGAGAAGAATCGTTATGATGATGAAAACACTTGGATTGATGTCTAATGGTTGCTAAGCTCTTAACCACTACAGTATCAGCTCCGGGCTTCATGGGGCTAAATACACAGGATAGCTCAATCTCTTTAGAGGCTGGTTATGCTACTGTGGCTAATAATTGTGTGATTGATAAGTTTGGACGTATTGGTGCTCGTAAAGGGTGGACTTTATCTCATGCATACAACAGCGACTTAGATATTTCTGATGTTAAAGCTATTGGTGAGTTAATTGACATTGCTGGTAACTCATACATTATTGCTGCTGGTAACAATAAACTATTTAAGCTTGTAGGTTCTACTCTTACTTTGCTGACATACGGGGGTGGTGGCACAGCCCCTACTATCACAGACAGCAACTGGCAGATGGCTCCTTTGAATGGTGTCTTATATCTGTATCAAGCTGGACATGATCCTCTAGTGTTTGACCCTGCTGTCAGTACTACTACATTTAAACGTGTATCTGAGAAGACTGGCTATGTAGCTACAGTGTCCAGTAACAATACAGTTATCAGTGCCTATGGTCGTACATGGAGTGCTAATAATGCAACAGTTAAGAGTACCATTCAGTTCTCAGACTTACTTTCAGGTCATGTATTAAGTACTGGTACGGCTGGTACATTGGATGTATCTCAGGTGTGGCCTAACGGTGCTGATGAGATTATATCCTTAGCAGCTCATAATAACTTCTTGATTGTCTTTGGTCGTAGACAGATTCTTATCTATTCTAATGCTACAGACCCTAACAATCTTACATTGTCTGATGCCATTACAGGTATTGGCTGTTTAGCTAGAGACTCAGTAGTAGCTACAGGTGGTGATGTTATCTTCTTGTCTGACTCAGGTGTACGGTCATTGATGCGTACCATTCAAGAGAAGTCAGCTCCAATGAGAGATATTAGTGCCAATGTACGTGATGACTTAGTACTTGAAATTAGCTTAGAAACTGCAGCTGACATTAAAGCTGTATATTCAGATAAGGAAGCTTTCTATTTGTTATCCTTACCAGCTCGTCAATTAGTGTACTGCTTTGACATGAAAGCACCTCTACCTAATGGGGCTAACAGGGTTACAACGTGGGATGGTTTAGTTCCTACAGCTTTTAAGTACACTCGTAATAAAGATTTGTTAGTTGGTGAAACTGGTTACATTGGTAAGTATGATGGCTACAAAGACAATGCTAACCCATACTTGATGAGATACTTTACCAACTACTTTGACTTTCAATCACCTACAGTGTTAAAGCTTATGAAGAAGGTAGGCGTAACAGTTATTGGTGGTGGTGGCTATCAAGTTACTTTAAGATTTGGCTTTGATTACAGTGACATTTTAAATACTAGGCAGTTTGCTTTAGCTAATGCTGCTGTAGCTGAATACAACATAGCTGAATATAACATTGGTGAGTACGGTGGTTCAGCCTTTGACAATAAGATTATTAACATTGGTGGATCAGGTAAAGTTATTCAACTTGGCTTTGAAACAAGTGTATTTAATAAACCAGTATCCATTCAGAAACTTGATGTCTATGTTAAGACAGGAAAGACACGATAATGAGTAACTATACAAAAGCAACTAACTATGCAGTTAAGGATAGCCTGAATACAGGTAATGCTGCAAAGATTATTAAGGGTACTGAAATTAACACTGAGTTTGATAACATTGCTTCTGCAGTGAATTCTAAACCAGATGCTAATAACGGTGCATTGACAGGCACAACCACTGCAGTAAATCTTACTGTCTCTGGTACATTTACAGCAACAGTTGACGGGGGTACATACTAATGGCTATCGATTATACAAGTTTACTTGGAA